ATGGTGTTGTGCGCCAGCACGAATGAGTTGGCCCACGGTAGGGTACGCAGCTTGTGCTGCACCCAGTCAGGGTCATTCCCTGATATCCACACCGTAGGCGCATCATCGATCTTGTAGGCAAAGCCAATGACCTCGAAGCGGTCATCGTTCACATACTGCTCGGTGCTCAGCTTGGTCAGGCTGTAGTCGCTGTCGTAGTAAGTTTCAAAATCGATTGTGATCAGCTTAGCCACGTTTGAACCCCATCATCTTGGCTTCGATCGCATCATCAATCATCGACCGGATTTGGGGGTTGCTGGTCGTGGAGGAGGCGGTATTGGCAATGGTGACACCCACGTGGCCGACAGGCCCGGTGGTTGGGGTATTGGCAAACAGTTGTTGGGGTGTGATGCCTTGGTATCCGGGTTTTATCAGGAAACCCGTTTTCGGTTCATTACCCATCAAAAGATTCTTGAGCATGGCCTTGTACTCGCGGTCACGGTAGAGTTCCCGGTACTTGGCCAGCATCAGGTCGATTTCAAATTTATCGTACGCCCACAGCACGCTGCGACCACTCACGGTGTTCTTGTCGTCATACGCCCCAGCGTAGCGCTCCAGTGATTCGCACAACGATTCCCATCGTCCGTAGCGCTCGAACTCATCGGGGTTGGTGTCCATACGGTTCAGCACCAGCTTTACAAAATCGCATGGCTCTCGTGTCATTTTGTCCATAGCAGTAGCCTTCCTTCCAGTTCTTCCAAGTTATCTTCACGGGCCACGAAGGTGAACCCGCCCGAGTCTTTGATCAGTTGCAGCTCACGCTCTTGCAGCACCGTGGTCTTACCCTTGCCAGCCTTGCACTCAATGGCAATGAACGCCCCGTTGTAGCAGCCGATGATGTCGGGGATGCCTGAGCGCCCCAGCCCCATGCCCGGGGGCATGAAGTGATAGATGCCCAGCTTGTCCAATATCTTGCGCACAGCAGCTTTGACTTTGCCTTCAGGTGTTTGGGCCATGTCAGACCCCGCGAAACTCTTCGAGCTTCTGCATGTAGTGCTTGGCCTTGCCTGCGTCATCGCTGCCGTCCTTGCGCCCAGCACGCAGGCTGTACTTGATGATGTTGCCCTTGAGGAATCCTGTGAACTCTTCGGGCGTCAGCACAGCTTCCATGATGTGCCAAGGCTGGATCGGCATGTCCTTGTAGTGGTTGCCACTGACCTGCATGTCATCGGCCGAGGTGCCGTTCACGCCTTTGTTCAAGCGGCTCGTCTTTATCATTTGCTGCAGCTCCTGCTCTTCTTCAGGGGTGAGGGTTGGGGGGAGTTCGGGGAACAGTTCCATTTGCGCTGAGTTGGGGATCGGTGTCATGTTGGCTCCTTTGGTTAATCGTTGCGTTCAATTGATCGGCGGTGCACAGGGGCATCAAGTTCAAGGCGCTTGGCAGGTAAACGCTTCAGTTTCGGTTCCGTCAACACAGCTTCCACCGTGCTGAATGTGTGCCCGTTGAAGCACTCCCTTCGCCTTACGTATCCTTTGTTGGTTGTCCGTGTTTCTTCAATGTCCGTGGGGGCGTTACACAGGGGGCATTTCATAGCTCGTGCTTGTTGGGGAAAGGTTTGACGTGTGGCATGGCTCGGAGGTAAATGCCGAACGCTTTGTAATCGGTGGTTGGCGCTACACCTTTGGCACGGAACACCGAGTCTTGCAGAAATATACTTGGGCGTGGATTGTGCGCCCAATGGAAGGGCGAGTCGGGGTGACATTTACATTTCACAATGATTTCCTTATCTCTCTGATCTTATCGCGGGGAAGCGCCATGTTGAACACACTATTCATTCGGTACATTCGATTCTTGCTTTGCTCGTGCCTGCGCCTGTTGTCGGTGATGTTGGGCTTGGGCTTCTTCTTGTCCGGCTTGTCACCGATCATGAATATTGCCCGAGGGTAGCGCCTTGCATCGTCATGCTCGTATGTCCAGTCGGCCACGTGCAAACGCTTGAGTCCATCCTTGGTGCGCTTGGCCATGCGGTTGAGCACGGCGTGAGCGTCATACCTGCCGATGTCGGCGTAGTCTGCAAACTCCTGCGCGGTGATCTTCCCGAACTCATGCAGCGCCTCCCATGCTTTGGTTACCAGCACTCCCTTGTTGGTCGTGGTCAAGTGTTCTTCTCCCGCAGCTTGGCCTCGGTCTTGGCGACAGCTTCTTCGGGGTCGTAGCTGCGGCACATGATTCGTTCCTCATCCGTCAGGCCCACCCACTTGCGCTGAACAACCTCAACACCGTCACGGTCAACACGGGAGTCATAGCAAGCGCACCCACGCTCGTAACAGGCTCTGTCTATTAGCGTCATGTTTTCTCCAAAAGTATTGTCCAGATCACGCTGTTGCAGCGTTTGCACTGATACCAGTAGCTGCCCGGATTGCGGTACTTGATGCCGAATGTGGTCGGTTCCCAGCGGTGTTTGCAGTCGGTCATACGCAGCTCCTGATGGTTAAAAGAACCAGCATCACAATGATAAAAGTCCATGCGATCTTCATGTGTTCTTCTCCTTGATTGCATAGTCGTGAAATATCGCCCCCTTGCTTGCGTCACCAACCTTGCAGGACTTGACCCAGACGTTCTTGCCTGTTTTTAGCCTTCTCAGGTGGCCTCTGCGCTCATGCAGTCGGGGTGATGCGTGTGTTCCCCCTTTGGACTCTTGGCGGGGCTTAGATGGCTCAATCCACACCGTTGTCCAGTCGTAGGTTGGCAACTTGCCTTGCTGTACTTTGCGGCGGTTGGTGAAGCTGTCCCGCATAGATGGGATGTAAGCCTCAATACGCTGATTCATGGCGCTGTACCAGACACCAATCTGCGCCAGCATGATCTCTGCCAATTCCTTGTCTATCGGCTCATCATCACTGACTGCTCCGTAACGGATGTTGTCATCCTCGATGAAGTAGAACATCGCAGGGATGGGGCGCAGCCTTGTGCCGCTTGGCCCCTTCCACATTGACACCGTGATTCCCTCGTTTGGGTCAGTCCCAGCCACCAGCATAAGAACCTCATAGCTCGGGTGGCTGCGAGTCTTTCCTTTCCAAGTGACAAAACATTTGTCAAATGGTGGGCGATGCGTCATCACAGGCTCAAGGTTGGCGTGTTGATGCTCCGAGAACGCCCCGGTCAGATCAAACCATTTGATGTCCAAAATGTCTACACCAGCATCGGCCATCAACTTCATAGAATCACGAACCAGTTGTGTGGTCATTGCGGCCTCTCCTCATCGTCAAATGCCATGTCTGGGTGCGGCACGTTGTCATGCACCACCACACCATCAACGGCCTCGATGTACCGCCCACAGATAACGCAGTAATAGCCGTCATCCATTGTTCTTCTCCTTGAGTTTGGCAACTTCTTGCCTTTGAGTGTCTTGCTGAACATCTCGTCCAATTCTTCCGGAGTCAGCCCAACCCATGTGCGCTGTGGTGGGGTGGTGTGCTTCTGGACAAGTGCAATCAATCGTTTTGCTTCTTCCTCATATTTCATCCAACGGTCACCCCAAGGCTCGGGAATTGGTCCGCCTTCCCAAATTAGTTCGTTGCAGGAATCCTCTCCGTTTTCGTTAGCGCACAATTCCCACGCCAATGATTCCCATCCTTCTCCACCTTCCCACGCCACAGGCTCTTGCTCTGGCTCATAGTCCAGCCCCAGCTCACGGGCGTTCTCTGCCATCTTGTCGAGGGCTTCGTTGCGCTCAACTTTGCACCATGCTTTGCTGCTGCAACCGCAGTATGGGTAACTGCATTTTTGCGCTGGCTGCTCTGCCAGTGCTTCTCTCAGGGCGGTGATGGCTTCTTTTCGTTTGGGTACAGTTCTCTGTGATGTGAACCCCCACTCATCGCCAATATCTTCCAACGCCTCCAGCGCTAGCTTCATTGCTTCTTTGCTCATGCCCATCTCCCCGCTGCCTGCTCACGCAGCTTGTCCTTGGCCTGCGGCTGTGCCACCAGCCAGCGGTCACCCAGATGGCGGATGCTCTTGATCCACTGGCGCTGCAAGTGACGGCTCTGCGGATACAACGCCCGCACCTTACTCAGTAATGTCGTGTTCATGTGATTCTCCTTCTTTAGGTGATAACCAAAACGCTTCGCCAATCCGATGCCCGATGTTCTTGAGCTCACTCAAGGGGTCAACAAGGCTCAGGAGTGCGACCTCTTTGCGAATCCAGTCAGGCACGGACTCGTCAGAAAAATCCATCGTGGGCCCGAGCATGACGTTGCCTTGAAAAGAGGACACGTGCCAACGGTTGTCCCGAATGACAATCCTGTACTGGCAGTTTGGTTTGCGAAGCATTACGTTCCTTACATATGTACCGTGACACCATGCGGTGCACTGGTACGTTTATTGTTGATACACCACAGCACAGGTGCGGGCCAATCCCCACCCCAGTCACCGAACACATCACCATCGGTGAGCACGACAACACAGTCAGGCCGGATGTTATGGTCGCGCAGATACTCTGTCACGCAACTCGGCGCTGTGCCCCCGCCTCCCTTCGGCTTGGTGCTCTCGCGCAAAGTGCTTACAGCATCTGCTTCGTATTTTTCGTGTGCAGCTACATCATGCCCCCAATACAGCAAATCCACAAGTTCGGGCTTAACAGACTCGCACACCGATTGGGCTTCCGCAAGGAACTCCGACATCTCACGGTTGCCGATCGAGCCCGATGTATCCACAGCCAGCACAACCCTGTGGATGGTGTCTGAATAACTTGTGGGCAGCATCAGGTCTTGGCTCTGGAACCTGCGGTTGATGCGGCGGTATGTGGTGTAGTCGTCACCGGGTTTGGTGTTGACCACGAACTCACGCAGCGCATCGCGCCAGTCCACCTTGGGTTGCAGCATCTCAGTCACTGACCGGTCCACGTTGGCCCCCGCCTTGCTTGCAAGGATGTTGCCTTGGCGCAGGGCTTGGTCGATGGTCTTGCCAAGCTCCTCCACCTGCTCGGGGGTCAGCTCGCTGGCCGCATCCCAGTCATGCTGGTCGAACCCTGTGCCCGTGGTGGGTGCACCGTTGGGGTACTGCTTCTTGAGCAGCTTGAACACTTGGCCCGAGTCCATGCCACGGTACTGCTCGTCAACGCAACCCCCGGCAGGCAAGCGCACAAAGCCATCCTTGGCCGTGCGATCCGCGATCATGAGGTTGATCACAAAGTCACACGCCATGTTGGCCAGCACAGGGTTGTCGTCATACAGCGTGCGCCATGTGGTCAGGTGCTTGAACGCACAGTGCAGCTTCTCGTGCAGCACAAGGCCCATGAGCTCTGCATCTGTCAGGTTGGCAATGAAGTCCTCGCCGTACTCGACGTTGGCCCCATCGGTGCGGGCAGTGATGCCCGGCTCGGTTGTCACAGTGTTGTTGCCCATGACGATGACGCCGGACAACCACATGAATTCGTTGTCACGAATCAGGGAAACGTGCGCACGTTCAATGCGCTGCAGTGGTGTCATTTTCATGGCCGGAACCATCCTTTCTTTTCGAGTTTGTGTAGCTCGCGGATGCGGCTATCTATTGATTGCACGTGTTTCTCAACTGCTACAAGCACCATGTCGTTTATCTCTTGCTTGATGAGGTGCCGGAGATAGTTCGCCAGTGGTTCGGGGTGTACACTGCCAGTGCCTGAGTAGGTAGTCCTTGTCTTAACTTCAGCTTCAATCAACTGGCTGGACAGCCACCGCAAATTACGCTGTGAATTTTTGTCCACGCTAAACAATTCGTTGATCACGTTAACGATGCGGGACACAACCACTGGCTGGTCTTCCAGCAGCATTTGTGCATCCGCTGCGCGTTGCTCTTTGGGTGTCATCGGGTCACCTTTGGTTGGATAACAAATGTCCCCCCTAGCGGGAGCTGGAAACGCACCGCAATGCGTGGCAGGTTTGTCCTGAAGTCGTCTTGAATCATGACTTCCGCCGACTCAAGCGTGTGCCGAATTACCTTGTTTATGCTGTCCGTCATTGACCCCTGCATGCTCATGTTCATCACCGCATTGTGGAAGGTGCTCGTGTTGGCCAACTGGCTCATGAACATCTCGCGGTTGGAGCGGTCACCAAACACTTTGTTCATCGTGGCCAGCATCTTCTGTTCAACGACATCGGCGTCATTGAGGATCAGCCATGCGTCTGCTGCTTGTGTACTCATCTTGACCTCACGCAAACATGTATTGGTTGGAGATAGCGAACGTGGTGAACTTGTCGTTCTCCAGCGCGAACTGCTTGGCCTGCTTCTTGACGATGGATGTGCAGAACAAAGCCTGCATCTCACGTGGCATGCGTGCCATGTAATCCATCCACGAGTCGAGGGTGTCTTCCTCTACCCAGTTGAGCGCTTGGTATGCCAGCATCAGCTTGCCTGCCACTTCCTTGGGCATGCGTGCGTTCTCCGGGTCGTTGATGATCTCTGTGCGTTTGGGCAGGCTGTCACCCATAGCGATCCATGCCTGCATGTCCAGCGCGGCAGGTGCACCCACCGTACCCACCAAGGCAGTCTCCAGAGCGTTGACGCTGTACAGGTGGCGCTTGTTCACGATCTTGCTGGCCTGTGCCAATGACCGGTGCGTCACGAACGCTGTGCGCTGTGCCCGTGGATGAAAGATGAACGGGTTGTCGTTGGGCTCTTTGTAGTCCTCGAACGAGTGCAGCACATCGGGGCGCTCACCCACCCACATGATGATCTCAGGGGCCACATCGTTGTAGCGTGCCCAGTTGTCCACCCACTCTTGCGCCGTGGGCTTCTTCATCTGCACGAACGACATGCGGTTGCGGTGGTGTGCTTGGAACGTATCGCCCACAGACTCAGCGCCAAGGTTGGTTGTTGCAAACACGATGGAGTCAGGGTGCAGGTACTGCGTACCCAAGCGGCGCTCGACCAGCAGGGGCAGCGATGCATCCTTGACAGGCTTGGTGGCCTTGCCCATCTCATCCAGCATGAGGACGACAGGCGTGTTGTCGTGCATACCCAGCGATGCGTTGGGGTAGAACTCGGAGGACTTGCTGTCATGGTTCACGGCTGGCACACGGAAGTCACCCTCGTGCATGACGGTCATGTCAAGGTACATCTTGCGGTGCGTTGGGAACCGTGCGTGGATAACGTCAATCAGTGACGACTTGCCCGAGCCAATGTGGCCCTCAACAATGGTTGTCACCTCGCTACCAATAGCGCAGATGAAGTCAGCAGTTTCGTTGAATGTCATTGAGGATTTCATGATGGTCTTTCGTGGTTTAGATTTCGAGGGAGAATTTGTCGGTCAGGTCTTGCATCTTGATCTTGATGGCTTCACGCACTTCGGGTGACTTGCGCAAAGACACAATATCAATGTCGGTCAGGGATTGCTCAAGGCTACGGCGTGCAGCTTCGAGGTCGGGGTCATCCAGCAGGTTCAAGGATGTGAGCGTCTGGCACAGGCCCAGCGCGTTGTCGAGCATGGACTGATACAGCTTCTGAGGCTTGCCATCTTCCTTGTCGATCATCTTGTCCTTGATGTGCTTGATCTCTTGGTACAGGCGCTCCCACGGCTCACGCATGGCTTCTTGCATACGCTTGTTGTGCTCACGCTCGAACTGTGCAATGACCTGCTGTGTAGCTGCTGCAGGGATATCCACACGGAAGTCGCCCGATGAGGGCACGGGTGTGAACACGTAGTTGAACCCGAACTTGTACACCAGCTCTGCCACATCGGGGAACTCTTTGGGGTCGAACAGCTTGCCCAGCTTGAACGCTTGCGATGACACCTTCACGCCATAGTTGTTGATGAACACATCGACAAGGCGGTTGAATTCCTTCTCGTGCTCGTTCAACTCGTGTGTGATCTCGAAGAAGCTCTTGGTTGGCACAAGGCGTGTGCCCGAGTCTGCCCACGGCAGCGTCACGCTGTACATCCAAGTGCGCACGCGCCCTGCATAGGATGCGATGGCTTCGAGGTCTTTGTCCTCGGTGAACAGTGACTTGTACACGGATGCGGCCTTGGCCGAGCGTGTGTTCTTTGAGATGCTGATCTCTGCAGCGGTGGCCTTGTCTTGCTTGAAGTGATTTGATTGCCATGATGTCTTTCGGTTGGTTGGGGAAATTCCTACGCGTAGGAAAAAGGGGTGGGGCGAACCCCACAAAAGCTACCAGTTCCTTAGCTGATACGCAGCACCTCGACCTTGTTGGTCTTCTTGTTGAAGCAGGACTTCATGGCACCCTTACCCCACAGGTGGATGAAGTGCGCAGTGATGCCGCTATGCAGGCTCTTGCCTGTGCCGCCCGGTGGAATGTCAAACTCGACCACAGCACCCACGGCCATGTTGTCGTAGGGTCTGCACATCTGAGCGTATGTGCCGATAGGCAGGGGGCCAGCTTTGCGCAGGCGGGGCTTGACCACTGCAAGCTGCAAGTCGCCCTCGCTGAATGTCGTGCCATCGGGCATGACGATGATGTATTTGGCCTTGGTAGCCTTGAGCAGGCGGATAGCGCTTTGCGCGGTTTGTTCGATGATACTCATTTCAAGTTTCCTTTCGGTGGTTTACAAAGTGAAGATTACATTATAAAGGAGATTGGGGGTTGTGTCAACACAGGGTTAAAGCAACTCTTGGGGAATGTCCACGTCATCGCCCAGCTTGGACGCCACGTAGCAGCGCATGGCAGCGATCAAGGGTGTGGGGCCGGGCATAAGCGTGATGTCTGACCATTGCCCCGCTTGCCAAAAGGGGGCAGGAAAATGGAAGTCGTTGCGTTTGCGCAGTTGCAGCCCCTCACGCTCAATGATCGGCCCACCTGTCTCCCAATCCGTGGACGGCGCATAGTCCGGGCGGTAGTACACATCCGGTGCAGGATTGAAGCGCAACATCGGCTTGTTGTCGTACCCGTACCACTCCGGGTCAAGGACGACGCGGGGAATCATCTTGCCTCGCAACTCCCTCGTAGGCTCAAGATGGCCTTCACACTTCGCCACGGCCCAGTTGAGGGCGTTGCCTGTCAGTTCAGATGTTTTCATAGTTCACTCCAAGTAAAGAAACACGGCCATGAAGATGGCCAGCAATAAAAAGATCACACGCTCACCCTTGTCGGTGATGAGCTCGATGTGTGTTGGGATTGGTTTGGCTCGGTGATGAGCTCGATGTGTGTTGGGATTGGTTTGGCGGGGCCACGGTACTTCATACTGTCACCACCTTCCGCACCACAACCTCGGCCTCGATGGTAGGCAGCTTGGCCAGCGGTGTGCCTGTGTCGAACTCATCACGCAGTCGTGTCCACACGGTGGCGTTCCACTTGGCTGTGCGCTGGTTGGGCACGTGCATCCACCGGCCTGACGCCTTGTCCACCACATCAAAGCCTGTGCCCACGGGCACGATGATGCATCCACGGTAGCTTGTTGGTACGCCGATCTTGGCGTTGCGGTTTATCGTTGTCACTGTGTTCATGTCATGCTCCTTTGTAGCAAATGTCATACGCTGTTGCCAGCATGGTGTCGGGGTCGGTGCTGTACAGCATGTCTTCCATCTGCTCCAGCACCTCATCGGTCAGCTTGTTGGTGTTGATATACCGTGCTGCCATCTCAGGGTCTTCGGGGTACACGCTCTCACACATGAGGAACACCAGCGGTGCAGTCACACCACGGAACGCTGATATCAGCGCATCCTCAGTTGTCAGGAAGTGTGCGGTGATGGGCTGGTGCTCGTCATACGTGGGGAACCCAAAGTCCTTGTAGCTCGCCATCCCATACTCCATATCGTCTACTCCCGGCTCACGCTCGGCAGGGAGCATGTCCCAACGCACACGGGTCACGGCCTCGGACAGTTGCTTGAAGTGCAGGATGTCAAGGGACTCACGGTCGCTGTGCTCGTGGTCATAGCCCACACTGATGTTGGTGCACTCGGGGATGATGGCTGTGAACTCGGCCGTGTCTGTATATACACCGGTGTCATCGGGCAGGTACATCAGGTTGTCGTTGGTTGCATTGAGCTCGTCAGCCAAGTGCTGTGCGAATGTGTCAGAGCAGCAGCGCCCATACCCTTGGTGTGTGATAACGCTGTCGATACCACGGCGGTCGAATGCAATGGCACGGTCGAACTCAGCAAGCAGCAGTGGGTAGTGATCTGCAAGGTGTGTCGCACCGATACCGCCCTTCTCCTCGCCCTGTGTGAACACGTAGTACCCCGGCACATTCTTGTGCAGCATGTGCATGAGCATCGCGCAGCCAGCACCGTCATCGGCACCGAGGGGTGCACCGTCAGCGTGCCAGTGTGTGTCGGTCTTGCGAATCTTGTTGGGTGCGACTTCCTTGTGCACAGTGTCAACGTGTGCAACGAACAGCGTGCGGTGCTTGGTGCTTGAGCGTGCATCCACATGCAGGTTGCCACATACGTCACGCCATGCGCCCTCTTGCAGGTGCTTGGGCAATGCGTCTTGCAGCCACTGTGTGAAGAACAGCGTGGCCTTGGTGTCGTGTGGGCGTGCAATGGACAGAGCACGGGCGAGGGTTTTGTGAAGGATAGAGTTTTTGTGCATGATGTTTCTCATTGGTTTTTCCTACTTGTAGGAATTAAGTTGTTTCGTCTTGTTCAGGGGCGTAGTCGGGGTGGTAAGACACGCCATCCACTTCAACAGGCTCGGCTTCATCGATGCTGTACCACTTGCCATCGCCAGCGCATTCGTATGCGTTGTCACGCATGGCATAGTCACCGCTCTCAAGCAGCACAATGTCCGGGTGTTCGAGGTGATACCACTCGCCATCGATCTCAACGGCGTTGTCCTCGTGCTCATACTCACCGTTCTCAAGCTCGATGATGTTGTTGTCACTCAGATAGCTGTCGTGATACCACTCATCCTGTGACTCGACATACACCGTATCGTCTTGGTGTATGTAGTATTGACGCCCACCACGACCATACCCGTAGCGGTAGTACTCATTGCAGCAGTACTCGCACACCAGTGCGTCTTCATGACGGCCAACCCAATACCCATCGCCCTCACGTACCCGGTCGCTGCATGACTCGCATGTGTGGGTGTTCGCATCGTCATACGTACCATCGGTGTTGCAGCATTCGTACTCGCCACCATCGGTGATGACCAAGCAGCGGTCGCCATTCAGGTGTGTGGTGTCCACATGCTGCGCATCGCCATCGAGGTATGGTGCAAGGAAGTCGCAGCAACCGATACCGGGCAAGCGTGCAAGGTAGCAGCCATGCCAACCATCACGGCGCACATACCCCTGCTCATGCAGCCACGCTTCCATGTTCTCGTCACGTGATGACGAGCCCGAGGTCTTGCGGTAGGTGCGCACATAGAACTTCTCGTCACCGCTTTGGTAGCACAGGGCACGGCCGATGGTGTCATCGCCATCGGTGTGCACACACATGTGCCAGCCGAACTTGGGGTCATACGTGCGGTACGGGTGGTCGTCCACATCGGAGCTGCCCCACACCATGCACGAGCCGGGCCCACGGTGCAGGTGGTAGATCATCTCGGCTGTGGTGTGCACGAACTTCATGCCTGATGTGGAGGCGCTTGCAACCAAGTCGCGGATGGCGTGGTCGGGCAGCAGTGTGAAGTGCGAACGCAGGTACTTGCCCAATGACGTGACAGTCTGCAAGTCACGCTCACCCTTGTCCTCGCTCTGGGTGTAGGCAACCCGCGCCTTGTTGTTGGCATCGATTGTGGTGGGCACATGTGGCCACTCCAGCAGCAGCCGCTGCCAGTCATCGGGTCGTGCCAGCTTGATCGCTTTGACCACGGCGCTGTGCATGGGGTAGCGTTCTTGCTCACGGCGGTGCCACATGCGGGGCTCGCATACCCTCACCAATGTGTAGTCTTCTTTCCAGCGCCCGTAATTCAGGATGGCCGCAGCCACACGCATGTTGGTCTCGATTTGCTCGGGGTTATATGTAGTTTCCATATCTTCTTTCGCGGTTGGTTGGTTTATGACTTTCCTACGATCAGCAGAGTTATCCTCTGCTTCCTACCAGTAGGAACTTTGCCTGATACTTCCTGATCGCTTTGTCTACGTCTTCACGCAGCGCAGCGGGGATGTCATCAAGACTCGGGGGTGTGGCACGGAGTTGGTATCCGATGCCACCTGAATACACGTACACGGGCGGCATGAGCCCGTCACGGTTGACGTAAAACTGTGCAGCCATGTCACCCTTGTTGATGGTCACGTGTGCTGACACCGAGTTGACTGCGGCGAGGATGCTCATTTGTGGAACAGCGCCATGCCAGCAAGGTCAGGGAACCTGTCCCCGTTCTCGGCAATCCACACCTCATCCACAGTCTGGTCACGGCCGATGGCTGGCCCAATAAAGTATTGCACCCCATCAATGTCGTCCTCGCACATGACAACGCCGATGCACGCACCGCCAGCAGCGGCGAAAAATATTGAGTCAAGTATGTTCATATCTTTCCTTTCAGTTTCGATTGGTTGTGATGCGGAAATCGCATCCGACAGCCCACGCATGTCATGCGCGGCATGCCACGGCGTACCGTGCGCATGGGCTGGCAGCGGAAATTTCCGGCCCCGTGAGGGGCATGTGCAGGGTGTGTGTCCACCCTGAATAGGGGTTACTCTTTGGTTGGTTTGCTTCGATTGCTTCGTGCACCTGAGTGCGGTGCACGGCCGACTGGCTACGGCACGCCTATTCACCGAGCATTGATGGGACTGATTTGTGGTTTTGTTGTGGCCCATGTGCCGGTTTCTGCGATGTACGCAGCGGCGGTTCATAGTCTGTTTGTCAGACAGACTTGCTTGATAAGATGTTAATGAACAAGTTGGCCGAGGTTTCCTACCAGTAGGAAAAAGTGTCGTAGGTCTGTGGCCAATGCAGGGCGTGATATCCCTTACATAGCCTCCATTATATAGGGTCAGACAGTACTTGTCAAGTCAGAACATCATCAAACGTGAGTACATACCATCTGTTCCAGAACGCAAAGCGTCAGTCGTTGATGGGGTTGTGCCTCTGCACCTTGATGAAGTGGTTGCGGCCATAGATGAACTTGGTGGTGGTGTACTTGATGCCGCGTTCCTTGAGCTCACGGTGGGTCATGTTGCGCACGGCAACGGCCTGCGAAGCTGGCACGACAAAGTAATTGCCAACGGCAAGGCGGCGCATGTGGGTCAGCACATCGGCATCAGGAGGCAAGGTCTTGTGCAGCGCATCGTGTGCACGCTGTTCGCGGGTGTCCCTGAGTGTGGGCTTGCGTGGGGCTTGGCGCTTGAGGTTGAGGCGGTGGAGGTCTGCAGCGGTTCGTGTGGTGGCCTCAAGGGTGACTTGATGGGCAAAGGTCTGCTGCAGGGCAGGGTCAACGGGGAGATCGAGGGTGATTTTCATGCGGCGTTCCAAAGTTCCAAAAGATTCAGTGTGTTCCAAGAGCATAAATTGTACTGGAACAGAACGTGGAACACAAGGGATGTTGTGTGTGGTGATGCCGAATGGTGATGTTACGTTGGAGATGATGCTTAAAAAGTGGGCAAAAATCCAGTGTGTTCCAGAGACAAAAGGGGTCGAAAAGGGAAAAAACGACCTTTACTGTGTTTGGCGCTTTGTTTCACCGTCTTTTGGCTTGTTTCCGGACAACCAGAAACTTCCTACCGGTAGGAACCTTTACTTTGTAATCATTTGGGATTTTTGTAATTTACCTGCTGGGTTCTTGGAACGTAGTAGTAGTAGTAGTAGTAAGTAGTATATATATAAAGAAAAAAGAAAAAAATCCTGCCGATAATCCGTGCAAGACATTGCTAAACATAACAGGACATGATGTTCCAACATGTTCTCAGAACGTCTCTAGAACGCGCTGGATTTCTGGAACATTTGGAACGCGCCGTAGCAACTGAGTACTT